TCCATCTCGTGGGTCAGCGGCGCAACCTCCTGGCTGGCGAAATCGCGCACCATGTCCCGGAACATCTTCTGGTTTTCGTTGAGCTCGAAATTCATGGGCGTCTCCGGCGTAAATCGTCGTCCTGTTATGTGGTTCGAATCATAACCTGATCCGGGTCCGTTACCAAGGCGCGGACCACCGCGTACCGAGTCCCGGCCCCATCAGAATGGCGTTCTTCAGCAACCGCTCGCTCTCGACAACCCAGCGCCGATAACCCGGATGCCCGGCAAAGAGGATTCATGTATAACGCCTTGTATGCCTCAAGTGGAGCGTACCGCATGTCCGTCCTCTACGACGGAACAACGTGGACAAATGTTGACGATCCAAACTATCAGACATTCTCACATATGCCCAATAATGTAATCGTAACACCGCTGGCGTTCGCTCCCTCTGTGTCCACGTGTAATTTGGCTCATTATCTATGGACGAAATCAAGTCAAGGCGTTCGCGGGAACCCCGTGTTGATCCCGTCCGACATCCTGTTTAAAAACAACTCTGGAAATGTGGTATATGCTGGAAACATTCCAGATCTGTTTATTTTGAACGGGAACAACCACTACTATGACGAAGATATAATCGCGCTTGGCGGAAGCGACTATGTGGTATCGTTCCCGTTTCCGAATTGCGAGTCCGATAACCTTACGATCAAATCGGCCTCCGACCTAAAAAACATGGCCGTATGCTTTAAAAAGACCGCATGAATCATATTGGGTACAGAACCGATCAGGCAAGGAAGCAGAACCTTGCAAACAACCCGTTCCTTTCGGTACACGGAAAAGCGAGCGATGTGCTTGACCAGACATCAATCGCAACTCTTGACGGCGGCGTAATCGGATTGTCGACAAGTCGGGCAATCCCGGCCAGCGCAAGCAGGCATACTGGATACGAAAGCGGATACGCTGGAGAAGGAATTGTTCGGGAAATCGTTGCCCTGCGCGATCTTGAGATTATCAGTTCGAGCAGGGTGAATCTAGGGTTCGTCGGTGGCGACAGCATTTCCGGCTATACGCTCTGGAACAACTTGGAGAAGGACGTCACCGTTGTTTCGGTCGATTCTGACAACAACGATTCGTGGATTGTAGGGCTGGAGCTTGATGATGTCTTCCGGTTCAACTCCGAGATTCAGCTAACATTTGAGTGGAACCGCGCGCTGGTGAAATTCGACACGACGATTACGTTCACGTTCGATTCCGGCGATACGGTCGTTTACCACATCTACGGAATGCTGTCGGAACTGATCCCGATCCCGCCGCAAATGCCGATGATCGAGTTCATTGAAAACAAGACGGACGTGCAGATAGCCGATGACGGAACCGAGCAACGCATAGGAGCGCGTGTCAGACCTCGCCTGCGCTATGCCGTGACGTTCATAGACCACGGCGGAACTGGCTCGGAGAAACTTTTCCATCTGATGCTAAACAGCCCGAAAAAGTTGTTTCAAATGCCGTCGTGGGGGGAAATGGCGACGGCTGCTATCAAACCCCAGATTGGTCACACCGTCATTAATGCGAATACCGAAAGCATTAATCTAGTTCCTGACGGATACGCGCTCTTGATCGACCAACGTGGCAACTTCCAGAGTGTTCCCGTCGGAGCCGTAACAGACACTTGGTTTGCGATCTATGACCCCATCGAGGTACAGTTCTATGGAACAGTGTCCTGCATCCCGATACGGTTTGCGTACATGGGAGCGCGGCCAAGGATACGGACGTTCAGCGGAGGAGCAAGGCAACTTGATTGCGAACTGAGCGTCGTAGAAAACCTTACGCCCCGCGCTCATGCGATGACCGACTATAAGGGGATCCCATATTTCGATCATGGATGGCTGATGCAAGGCGATTCCGCAGACTCCGAAACCGAGAGCAATGCCAGTTTGCTTGATGCCGGAACCGGAACATTCCGGATGGTAGGAGGGATGGACGGCGCAAAACCAGTTTTCAATGTCGGCGTTCACATGGAAACCGCCGCTGGCTCATACGAACTTCGCAACATCTTGAACCACCTAAACGGGCGGCAACGCGCCGTATGGGTGTCCAGCCAAAGCAAGGACTTAATCCCTACACGAAGCGCAGACGGGGCAGGAACAAGCCTGTACGTTGAAAATAACGGCTATTCCGCAACCCATGGGGCCGGGTATGTAACCCACATCGAAATCAAGTGTTCGGATGGGGTCGTCTACCGCCGCGAAATCACGGAAGTCCTTGATGTCGATGACGTGGAAACGCGGTTGACCCTCGAAGCGTCGCTTGGGGTCAACTACGGTGCCGACGAAATGACCGTAAGCCTGCTTTATCTATGTCGCTCTGCAAGGGATGTGTTTGAACTCGAATGGGCGATGGTCGGAGAAACCTACTGCATGCTCGAAATGATCGGGGTTAAAGAATGAGCTATGAACAAACCGAACAAACCGTAAGCGAATCCCGCCCCGTCGAACTCTACTATTTCGAGCGGCTTATCAATGGAGATCGGTGGTCGTACACCAGCGGCGAAACCGCCGTCTACCTCTTTTCCAGAACGTTCGATCCGATTGTCGTTTCGCGGAAACCGATAGACAAGACAAACGACACTATCAAGGCTGGTCTTTTGGTCGAGATCGACATCAATGCCGAATTCATACAACAGATATTCACCGAACCGCTCTACGACGATGTTCGCGTAACGGTCTACCGATACCACCCTGAAACCACCGAGTATGCAACGATCTTTATCGGGTTGCTGTCTTCGATTTCGGCTAATGGCCATCTAGTCGAGTTGCGCATCGACCCGACGCTGTTGGCGGCTACCAGACTTCTCAACCCTCGGTTGTATTCTGCAATGTGTCCATACCCGCTGTTCTCGCCACGGTGCGGCGTTGATAGCGAAGAATGGAAACTAGAAGGCGTGACCGAAACCGACGATGGAACTACACTCCAGTCCGTAACGTTTGACAGCGAATCCGATGGATGGCTTGTAGGTGGCTACGTGAAAATCAGGCACATGTATCGGATGGTGACGAGCCACGTTGCCGAAAAAGTAACGGTGTATCCTCCCTTCTACGGACTCGTAACCGGAGAGGCATTTGAAGCATATGCCGGATGCAAGCACACGCTAGAGGAGTGCCGCTGGAAGTTTGACAACGACGACAACTGCGGAGCTATGCCGTTCATACCTGAAAACAACCCGTTCAGCGGGAAAGGATTAGCATAATGGCTGTCGGCTTAATAATTTATATTGTCTACATGGTTATCGTGATTGCTCTTACTGTTGCGATTGAAATGAATAGGGATCGACCGGATCAACCAGACCCAGCAGGGCTAGGTGAATTTCAGGTTCCTACCGCCATCGAAGGCCGTACCGTTCCGATTACGTTCGGAACTGTATTATTGAAATCACCGAACGTTGTCTATTATGGAAATCTCAGTATTGCTTCAATCAAGGGCGACGGTGGATGGTTCCATTCCGACCCGACTATCGGTTATAAGTATTACATGACGATGCACATGATCCTAACGCAAGGCGCGCTGGACGGGATCAGGGAAATCAGGGTAGGCGAAAAGGTGTTATGGACTATCGGCGACATAGATTGGGAGGTGATGTACAATGACCCAACGCATTGGTGGGTAGTATTTTGGAGGAGAATAGAAGATGCACTATCGCCAGAAATTACCTCAAACCGCGTTCTGTACGTCAGGAAAGCATCATTGTTTGGAGGCGAACAGCGCGAGGGCGGAATAGATGGGAAAATGGACATAGAGTTCGGAGGGGCAACGCAGGGGAAAAACGAGCATTTCGTAAATGAGGTGAACCCACTCACGACGGCCTATCGTGGTGTCACAGGAGTTATGTGCAGAAAGATGTATTTCGGCACGACCCCGTATATCAAGGACTGGGCATTCATACTCAGGAGGAACGAAACCGCCCTTGACGGAACCGCCCAATGGTATCAAGCAAAGGCCGCAATCGGGTTGAGCATGAACCCAGCGCATATTATACGCGAAATAATGACATCGCCTATCCTCGGATGCAACGAGGGTACGCATCTGTTCCCCGATGCAGGTTGGATACCAGCCGCCGATACGCTCTATGATGAAAACTTCGGTTTGAATTTTACCTATGAAGGTAACAGGATGAGTACGAGCGAGCTCTGTCTTACCGGACCCTGTGGGTCCAACCATCAAGATATTCGACTTCTGAAGCTCGACTGGGTCGTCTTTCAATGTTGGGGTTCGAACTCGCTTGTAATGGTTGTAGACAGCCACGGC